CCGGACCTGAGGGTACAAGGCTACGATTACCGACGCAGGCCGTCGAGGTTTCCCGGCGTCCCCAAGATGTTTGTGCGGGATGGAGGGATGAGAACCAGCAGGATTATTGAGAGGATTAAAAACGACAGCGTATATGAACGACATCTCAAAGATCGCCTTTAACCTTCGCCTACGCCGAACGAGGTTTGGATGGATGCTTTACCTTCCTAACGACCAGTATGTTGGGGGAAGCATCGAACGCTACGGTGAGTACTCACCCATGGAGTATATTCTGTTTCGGTATTTGCTTCGTAACAACGATGTGGTGATCGAAACCGGAGCCAACATGGGGTCGTTGACAGTTCCGCTGGGACAGATGGCGGGCAAGGTTGTAGCCTTTGAGCCCCAGCATGTGCTTTATAAGATCGCTCAAGCAAACATCGCTATTAATAACCTCACCAATGTTGAACTGTACAACCAAGCGGTAGGCGCTGAAGCAGGAATTGTTCAGATTCCAGTCTACACCTACGACGACGACGAAGCCAACTATGGGCTTATTGGTGAGTCGAGGTGGGGAAAAGGCATGGAGACTCGGGTTGTTACTATTGACTCGTTGGGGCTAGACAGGGTAGACTTCGTCAAGATTGACGTAGAGGGGATGGAGGAGAAGGTACTCCAGGGGGCCAAGGTAACCATCGCCTCTCAGCGCCCCATAATGCTGGTTGAGAACGACCGAGCAGAGCACGCTGTTAGCTTGGTAGAGTATGTTTATTCTCTTGACTATACTCCTTACTGGTTTGTAACACCTCTATACCACCCTAACAACTTCTACGAAAATTCAACCAACGACTTTGGAGGACAGGCCAGCTTCAACATGCTCTGCTGGCCGAATGAGAAACCGTTGAGGATTGGCGGACTAGAGAAGGTCACCTCTACCGACGATGTTGTGTGCCGAGCCAACCCAATAACAGAGATGGTTGTGGGTAGGTAATGCCTGCTGTCCTCCACGAGCAGGAAGGCCTGAAGATTGTCAAGAACGACAAGAACAGGTTTTGTGTAGTTACGCTTCACTACACAGCCGATCCTGCCAAGCGCTCCAAAGAATGGGAGGATGAGGCCCGCTCAGGGATGAACTCGGCTAAGTGGGCGCAGGAATATTGCATTGACTACACTGCTCTGTATGGAAAGAAAGTCTTCCCAGAGATTTCCGCCAACAAGTCCAAGATCGTAGTCCCCGAACCCTACATTGAGTTCCCAGACACCCAAGTCTACTGGGGTGGACTCGACTACGGCGCTCGTAACCCCTCCAGTCTTCACTTCTATACTATCTTCGACGGGGTTACCTACAGCGTTTGGGAGCTTTACGAAGCCTGCACAAACATCGACGAGTTTGTAACAAAGGCCAAGGCGTTCCCACACTACGAGCGAGTACGCTACATTGCGGCCGATCCTAGCATAATCAAAACCAACTCCACCCGAAACTCGCTTGGGCTTCCTTGTACAATGAACGATTTGTTTGTCAAGGCAGGCTTTACCAAGCTCCTGGCTGGCGATACCAACGAGGCCGCGTGGCTAGCGCTGATTCGCCAGCACTGGCAAAACTCCGATGATCCTACATTTAGGATCTTCGACTGCTGCCCGAACCAGATCCGGGAGTTCGAAAGCGCAGTTTATGTCTCAACCTCCGAGAGGCTCCTTCAAACCCAAAACTACCGGGAGGCTATCTCCGACCACAATAACCACAGCCTTGACGACTGTAAGTACTTCATGAACTCCCGGCCGAAGATTGTTAAGCAGGGAGTCAAAGTTAAGGACATGAGCAAATGGTGGAGGAAGTAATGCCCCATAACGAGATCTTTTGGAGAGCGGTAGGGATTATGTTTGGGGTCTGGATTCTAATAGCGTTTCGTCCAAAGCATTAACAGCAGCCCTGCCCGTAAGTTGCTATAATGGTTAAGATACCTCGCCTTCCCGCCAATGCCTGTTACCCTTGGTAATACCATCCCGGCTGAGCTTGCCTCTGGCCCACCTTCCCAACTAGCCGACCCCTCCGCAGCGCTTGGGGAGTCGCTTGAGCATAACTCCACCCAAGACTCGAAGATTGTCAGTTACGTTGTTGACTGGCGAAATAAGCTCCGCAACAACCGCAAAGACAAGATGGATATCTGGAACGAGTGCTGGCAGTTGTATCGAGGCTTGGAGGACTTCTCCGATAAGGAAGAATGGCAGAGTAGGATGGTCCTACCTAAGGCTTGGGCAAGTGTAAAGCAGGCGACTAGCACCATCAAGCGCTTGCTCAGCACCGCCAAAAGCCCCTGGACCGTCGAGGCCGTCAACCCCGACGACCTTGTGACTGCGCTTCGCGCCGGACAAATGACCGATCTCGCCAAGGTGTTCCTCGAAGACGCCAGCTACATGGAGGAGTTTGCGACTGGGCTTGAGTGTAGTTTTATTATTGGGGTAGGGGTGTGGAAGCTTTGGTGGGGGCTAACCCCCCGGCAGCGTACCCAAGTGCAGCAGGTCATGGACGAGGCCACCGGCCAGCCCATGCGAAGGCTGGTGCAGGAGGAAATCCTCGAAGGCCACCTTCAGATTCGGGCTGTGGACCCTTACAACTTCTACTGGCTTCCTGGCAGCAAGATGAACAGGTGGGTGGGGACGTTGGAGGAGATCGAGGTCCCGAAGTGGGAGCTGGTGCAGTTGGCGGAGCAGGGGTTGTTTGACTACGACAAGGTTAAGGATCTTCCGCCAAGTAAGCTTTCTCAGGATCAAAAACAAGAGTTCTTGAGGTTTAGTGAACGCACCGAGCGCACCCCAAGCCAAGACACCGATAACCTCCGGCTGTTGGAGTTCTACGGACCTTGTGTTATTGACGGGAAGGTCCTGGAGAAGGACTGTCATATTCTGATCGCCAACGACACCACGTTGCTTAAGTATCAACGCAATGCGATGTGGAACAGGAAACCTCCCTATGTTGGTGTCTCTCCGCTTAGTCTTCCCTTCCGCACAGAGGGGGTAGGGCTTGTGGAGATGGTACGGCAGATTGATAAGAACCTCTCTAAGCTTGCAAACATGAGTGTGGATACACTGCTGTTTCGGCTTATGCCTCTGTTTGAGGTGTGGTTGGATGCCTACGAGAACCCCGAGGACTTTGAGACTGGGCTCAACCCTGGCAAGATCCTTCGCAGGAACTCTACCTTTGTTGGGCAGCCCGGCATTAGTGCGGTAAAGTTCGAGGACATCTCACAGGGCGCGGTGCAGGTTAGTGCCCAACTTGACCGAAGCCACCAAGAGGGGGCGCTGGTGTCGGAGATCCAACAGGCGCTGCCTCGGTTCCGTGGGTTGCAGTCTGCGACCGAGATCTCCGAGAAAGCCGACAACCAAGACTCGTTCTTTGGCGCAATGGCAGCGGATATCGAGCAACAAGCCCTAGAGCCGATGATCGAAATGGCGGTGGATCTTATTTTCCAGTTCATCGACACCGCCAACGACCCGAGGATTGCGAGCATTCTAGGGGTTGGGGCCGACGCAATCCGCGGGATGTCTCGGGAAGAGTTGTTGGAGATGATCCAGGGGGACTACAAGGTTAAGGTCACTGGGATTACTGGCCAGCTCCAGAAAGCCGAGATGCTTAACAATCTCGTGCAGTTTATGAATATTCTTGGCCAGAACCCCGAGGCTTGGATGCCTTACCTGAATCAGGACGCCCTCCTCCGGCGCATCCTCGAAGCCTTCCGCCCAGCCATCCATGACCTTGAGGATATCATTGCCGACCCAGCGACTGTTGAGGCACGAAAGGCTGCCGCCTCTGCTGAGCAGCTTACTCCTGAGGCGGTTGCAATGATTCCGACGCTGGTGCAACAGGCGAGGGAGGCGCAGCAAGCGCAGCAAGCCCAGCTTCAACAGGCCCAGGAAGTCGATAGACAGCAGCAGGAAATGCAACTTCGCCGTGAGGAAATGGACCACGAAATGGCTATGGAGGCGGCCAAAGAAGCCTCAAAGTCAGAAAGTACCAATAACAACAATGCTTAAGATTCCTTTTATTAAACAGATTCGAACGCTAACGGTAGCTGTTACGCTGTTGGTTTTGTCGGCAGGGGCATGGGCTGCTCAGCCTTATATTCCAGCGCCCGGAAACGTCCACAACTTTGGGTATCAACAGAACGCCGTTGTGCTTCGGAATCAGGCGTTTGCGGAGTTGATGCCGGAGATTGGTATTGCGTTGCTTGACCAGGGTATTTTGTTCGATTCGGAGTTGGTTCAGTTCACTAGAAGCAAAGAGAACAACTGGACGTATCCGATCTACTTCCGGCTTTTGCTGGTTGATCCGAGTACGAACTTCGAGTACCGGACTGCGGTGGCATTGTACACGTATGATATGTGGAAAGGCGATCCGCAGACAGCCGCAAAGTGGCTAGCCAGCGGATTGAAGTACAGCAAGCAGG